TCGTTATATAGCAACTACACCTAAAAACGAATTACCTGGTATTAATTCCAAGACTAAATTTAAATGTATGGATTACATAAAAATTTGATGTAACTTTATAGATATTTTTTTTGAAGATGATCATCGTTCCAATCCCAAAATATATAATCACCTATAATAATATTTTGACTCGTCGTTTCTAAACAATATAATACATCACTTGTATATGGTGAAATGGTAATATTTGGTATATCTTTTACCATTATCCATCTATCTTTATAATAAATGAAATGATTACCCGTTACTTTTATAGATTCATCAACATTATATAATAATTCATCTTGACAATGATGGAAACAATATACTTTTGTTATAACCGTTCCGTCATACAAAACATCGCCAATTTTACAATCACAAATAGGATAATATGTACTATCATATTTTTTTAGTTGTGTTTGAGGATGAAAACATAATGCTCGAACTAATTGTCCTGGAGGACCTGACCAGGCGCTTGACATACTGTCCATTGTTCCTTCTAAAATATATAATAAAGTAGTAACTATACCCACCATTTTATTAATCATATCCTGTATTCCCAATACAATGCGTTGAAATGCTATTATTAAACCCATAAATGCACCATAAATATTTACAAAGATATTTGTAGCATTACCAACGAATGAATTCATCCATTCACGTAAAGAATTTACACTATCCGAAATACCTCCTCCAAAATCAGTAAGAAGGGATAATATGAAATGAATAGGCTCTAATAAAAAGGGCATCAAATTACTTTGAACATTTTGTATACAGTATATAAAGTTCGTTTGTATGTCATCAGCAAATGGCATATACATTGGATTACAACGATTCTGTAACCAATTATCTTTTATAGATGTAAGTGTTGTTAAATAAAAAATAATTCCATATTGGATTATAAATCCTAAAGTTATATATGAAAATAACGACCAATCTCGAAAAGAAGGCATATAGAATTATGTTATTTTAATATAGTTACAAATTATTATATAAATTTCACGATGAATGAAGACAAACTCTTTATAGCATTGTCAAAAATATATGGGGAACCTAATTATTTTCAAGAAAACAAACACGTGATATTTATGTTTATAATATATTGGCTAATTCTTTTTGGAATTTGTAGTTATTTGTATTATTTAACAAATGTCGAAAGTATTCGAAACAATTGGTTGGATAATCGATGTAAAATGTATATTATACCCTTTGCAGGTTTAATTAATGCTCCTGAAGGAACAAGTATTCACGACTATACAACTGAAAACTTCACATACTGTGTCCAAAATATGGTAAAAAAGTTTACAGAAATTCTATTATTACCTGTACATTTTATAATATCGACAGTCACTATATTTTTTACACAATTAGCAGCTGTTGTAGATAATCTTAGAAATTATATTGATGTATTAAAGCAACGAATAACCAACCTTGTCAATGAAATTTACAATCGAATCGTAAATGTTATGATTCCATTTCAAATTATATTTCTTAAATTTTCCGATATAATGGGTAAAATGAAAGGAATACTCTCTGCATTTATGTACTCTATATTGGGAGTATATTACACCATTAAATCAACTATGGGGGTAATTTTGGATTTTATTATTGGGATTCTAGTCGCCCTTTCAGTACTATTGGCAGGTTTAATAACCACATATGGTGTTCTTGCTGCCACCGCATTTATAAATCCATTTGCAGCTGTAATGATGCCTATTTTGATGACAATGATTATGGTATATGTTATTTTATTTTTATCTATATCAATTCCATCTTTAATAATCGTTGTATTTTGTATGGATTATATGAAAATGCAATCAAAGGCATTCCCATCACTACCCACTTGTTTCGATAAAGATACAAATATCAAAGTAAACGATACTGTTTTTATACCCATATGTAACATAAAACCAGGGGATATATTATATGATAATAATCGCGTAGAATCTATTTTAAAATGTAGTATGACTAAAAATCAAAAAATGTTTTATCTAAATAATGATTTAATTACCAGTTTTCATAAAGTTTATTATCATACAAATGGTGGTGAATGGATATATGTAAAAGACCATCCTAATAGTGTGGAAATGTATGATTATCATCCAGAAAATGTTTATTGTCTAAATACAAGTCATAAAACAATTCGAACTCATATTAATGAGTATATGGATTGGGATGAAGTTGAACGTGTTGTAATTGATGATTTGATACAGATAAATGGGTATTTATGGAATACGAATATTATTATGAAAAACGGAGAATGTGAATTCATATCCAATATAAAGCTCGGTGATGAGATATTTCCAAATGGAAATGTCTTAGGTATTGTTATAATTGATAAAGGACAATCGAAGAAATTCAAAGGGGGGTGTTTATGGGATGAGGATATAGACAATTATAAAGAGTTATATAACTTCCATCTTATTACAACTTCTTCGATATTTTATTTACAAGATAATGAACATTATGTAAATGATTATTCTAATTTGAAAAACTATTACCTATAATAAAAGATATTTTGTTATATTATATAATAGATACGAAATGAAGTTCTCAAAAATTAGAATGCCTAAATTTAATATGAGAGGAAAAATTCCCAAGACCGCATATATTGTGACATCTGTTATTTTATTAGCTGCTATTTTTATTCTATCGGTGTCTTGTTCATCCGTTTCGTTCCATGAAGCATTAGAAAATATTGCAAATGCAATTCCACAAGAGAAACGTGACGAAGCTGCAAATAAATTAGCAACATCAGGAGCGACGCCTCCTGGAACTGTTGCAGACAAACTATCAACTGTTGCTTCGACTGCTTCGTCATCTACTACAGGAACAACGGAAAGTTTTGTAAGTGATATGTCTTTTAGAGACACTCCTGCTTCATTTCCAGGAAGTGTGATAAATCCAAGTGCATGGTCGCCACCACTAAATACAGCTGAATTAGATTCAGCGCCATTGGCACTTAATAATTTAGATATGTTTAAATCCGCTCATTATTCTCCCGGATGTTGTGCAAAGGGACCTAGTAGTGGATTGTCCACATCTATGGGTTGTGTATGTTTATCAAATAAAGATGCTTATTTTATAACAGAAGGTAGAGGGGGTAATAATATGAATCCATCTGCTATTATCTGATATTTTTTAACCTTAATATCATTGGGAAATGTATTTATAATTCATCATATTTTGTAATGAAATATTACCATTATATGATTGCCAAATACCCATTTTTGTAATATTTATATCATTACAATATTCTTTTGCATATTCTGATAATTCATTATGTGTGAAAAATATATAAGGGTTTGAATAAAACAATAATGGGTACCGGTGCCATATTTTAACTTGTATATCCATATATCGAACATTATGAAGTCCAAATGAATATTTACTGTAATCATTATGAACAGCAAAGTGACACGTCGATTCATCATCACCTATTTTCATATTTAACTTATAACATCCCATTGATAAATATACATCTTCTCCGTATGAATTAATAACATCATTGTTTAATGAATTCATATAATCAATTGCCTTTATCATATCACATCTTTTTCTTAGAGAAAGTCCACCATTCAAATTATTATATGGAAGATTTATACCATTTTCTTTAAATTCGTCCCAACTATACGGCATACAACCACCTATGAAACTTCTATCTTGTTTTATAAAATAATCAATTGTATATGGATATTCATTCACCAACCATGCATCTACTTGTATTGTTAGTATAAATTCACCTTGCAATTGTTCCCAAAATTTTCGTTGTTTAAAAAGATGGTTATATTCATCGGGAGTAAGATTATCACAATCTAAAGCTACTAATTTAACATAAGAAGGAATCAATGTTTTCCATTCATTATATACACTTTTGCCACAGAAAAAGATATAATTCCAGTTGTCACCTAATACATCGTAAGCATTTTTTAATGTAGGAAAAACGTACATTATTCTGCGCGGTTCTACCATAATCACGGTATTTTTATGCTTAATAGTTTCTATATAATAACATTTTGTGTTTTCATCCATCGAATGTTATTATAACAATAATTTATTTTATTCTATTTTAAACATATATAAATTATTCATTTATCAATTCTGTTAATTCGTCTATTTTTGCATCTAAAACGATTAGATAAGATTCCAAACCATTTATAGTACGTAAATAATCAGCAATTATATGTTGAAATAATATATTATCTTTTACATTACCAATATAGCTAATGGATGTGGTTTTTTGAATTTTTAAATTCAAAAAGGATTCATTGTCAACAATAATATCGTTATATGTTTTAATGATTGAACGATATGAATCAATCAGCGCTTGGTATTTTGTTTTCATTTCGGTATAATAAAATAATTCATCCATATGAATTGTTTTATTACAAGTAATAAAATATTATTAAATCATATCAATACACAAAAATATATTTTCATTTTTTGAACCTTAAATATACATACTCTTATAAAGAGGTTGTGACACATTAATTTTTATTAATTTATCGATATGTGATTTTGTAATTTCAATGGGAAATGAAACATTTACATCAATTTGTGATTTAAAAATATTATTCTCAGGTTTCATTAATCTGAAAAGATTCAATTTGGAATAAATAATCTCTATACATCGTTTGATATTTCTAACGCCTTTTTCTTCCAGTGTAAATTTTTCGATGATATATAATAAAATATCGTCTTTAATGATAATATCACCATTGGTAAATGCTAATTGTTTTTCAATAGACGGAGTTAAATAATTTTGAACAATATGTATTTTTTCCTTTGGAGAATATCCATTTGTTTTTATTTTATACATTCTATCTAAGAGAATTGGATTAATATTACTTTCTTCATTGTAACTAAATATAAATAAGCATTTACTCAAATCGAATTCCAATTCTCTAAAATATTTATCGTGAAATTGACAATTTTGGGTTGTATCCGTTATATGAACTAATAAATTCAATATTTCTGCACCTCTAGGACTGTCACTAATTTTATCCAATTCATCAAAATAAATAACTGGATTCATACATTTACAGTCAACAATTGATTGAATTATTTTTCCACACATACTTCCTTCATATGTATAACTATGACCTTCTAAGAAAGAAGCATCTGTTGCCCCACCCAATGGTATAAAAATAAAGGGGCGATTTAATATTTTACTGACACCATCTTTAATTAATGACGTTTTTCCGGTTCCAGGGGGGCCATTAATTGCAATGGAACATCCAATTGATGATGGATTAACAATTAATTGACCCATTAATTGCATTAACTGTATTTTAGCATCATCTAATCCATATACTGCATTATTTAATATTGCATATGATTTTTCCAAAAAATCGTGACTATTTTCACGAGTTACATCCAAAGTACTATATTTATCAAACGGGATATTCATAAACAAATCAATCCAATTTTTTAATTTGCAATATTCACCACTACTTGGATCCATAAATTTCAGTTGATTAATTTTATTTATAGCTGCACTTTTATAAACAACTGGTATATTGGATTCGATTAATTGTAAACGATAAGGTTTTTCGACAATAGACACTTTAGAAATCTCTCTTAGACGTTTAATAACTTCATATTGTTTTTCTATAGGGTAATTTTTATAAAACTTTGCATCATCTGTATGCGTTTTTGTTTTTATTAATTTTGAAAATATACGTGTATGCTTATCAGAAATTTTTTTATTTCTACGCTCTCTTTTTTCATTATATTTTTTCATTGATTTTTCATAGATTTGGATTTGTTCATCAACCATCTTATCCTTCACTACTTTATTTATTTCCTTAAAATGATTCAAAATTGTATTTCTGACACTTTCTTCATTTTGTGTTACAAGTGAATCCATACTTAATTTGAAATCTTTTCCAATCATATTTGAAATATTATTGGTTTCTATATCATCCTTTGCAGCTTTTTCTTGTTTTAATTGGTCTGTACTCGTTTTTTTCACCTTATTTTTTACAATTCCAACACTTTTATTATTATTAATTTTTCTTTTCTTTTGTGGAGGTGTAACTTCACTAACATAACTATTATCATCTACATCTTTATCATCATCGTTGTCATCTTCTTCTTCCGAAGAACTATCACTAACCTCTTCATCTTCATCTTCAATTTCACTTTCACTTGAACTGTAACCATCTTCTTCGTCATCATTATATCCTAATTCATCATAATTTTCATTCGGGTAATTCGACAAAATAATTATATTATTTGTGTTTGGTTTTATGGATTGTTTTGTATTGGAAACTTTATTCTTATTATTTTTAACCTTTTTATTTTTACGAAATGATGGGGTATTTTCTATATCATCATCGTCATCTTCATCATCACTACTTTGTGAACGAGATGAATTTATGGATGGATAATAATCACTATCACTATCATCATCATCGGATGAACTATAATCTGTTGAATAATATTCACTATCACTACTTTCAGAATCACACATTTTTTTATATTTTTTAGACACATCCTTTGTCTCTTTTACTTCCTTTACCTTTTTTGTATTTTTTGATTTCTTAGATAATTCTTTATTTTTATTATTCATTATGATATATGGTCTATGTGTATATGTTTATATTTGTGTTACACCTACAATAGTAAAAATAAAATGATTTAATTAAAGATTATTAATATATTCTTACATTAAGAACAATGAAGTCAACCAATAATACTGTATCAAAAAAGAATGTATCTAAGATTATTGCCATACAATTTAGTATTCTTTCTCCTGAAGAAATAGTAAATGGTTCTGTTGTTGAAATAGTGTCTCGTGATACATATAATGGAAACTTACCCGCAATTGGTGGTATATTCGATCCCCGAATGGGTGTATTAGAAGGTAATATTTTATGTCCAACAGATGGATTAAATAATATTCAAACGCCTGGATATTTTGGCCATATTCATTTAGCAAGACCTGTATTTTACATTCAATTTTTAAATACAATTCAAAAAATATTGAAATGTGTTTGTTTCAAATGTTCGAAATTACTCATCAGTAAAGAAAAATATAAATTCATAATATCTATGACAAATGAGCAACGATGGAAATATGTATTTAATTTATCTATAAAATAAGACGTTGTGGTGAAGATATTATAAATGGCTGCGGTTGTCTACAACCATATAGAATAAGAAAAGAAGGCCTCGCTACAATATATGCTGATTGGAAAACAGTTGGAAATGTAGATGAAGGAGAAAAATCGGGTCAGGATATTAGTATTAAAATAACTCCTGAAATGACCATCAAGATATTCAAACGTATATCAGATGAAGATGTCGATTTTATGGGATTCAGTTCTATTTGGTCTAGACCCGAATGGATGGTATGTCAAGTTTTAGCAGTTCCTCCACCAGCCGTGCGTCCATCTGTAAAACACGATGCTCAACAACGTAGTGAAGATGATTTAAGTTATATCCTTATCAATATTATCAAGACAAATAAAACACTTCAAGAAAAAATACAAAACAATGCTCCCGAAAATATTATTGATGATTGGACTATTATTTTGCAATATTATATTGCAAGTCAAATTGACAATAAAATGCCTGGAGCAATGCCAGTTCAGCAAAGATCGGGGAGACCATTAAAATCTTTAAAAGATAGATTAAATGGAAAAAGTGGTCGAATGAGAAGCAACTTAATGGCAAAACGTGTTGATTTTAGTGCAAGATCTGTCATTACAGCAGATCCGAATATTTCAATCAATGAATTGGGTATTCCAATGAAAATTGCAAAAAATATTACAAAACCTGTTACTGTAAATGAACGTAATATTCGGTTTTTATATCAACTAGTTGCAAATGGTCCCGATGTATACCCAGGGGCAAAGATACTTGAAAGAAAAACAGGTGAAACAATAACATTAAAATATGACGATAGAAAATCAATCGTTTTATATCCAGGTGACATAATTCACAGACATATTATGGATGGTGATATGGTTATTTTCAATCGTCAACCTACATTACACAGGATGAGTATGATGGGTCATATTGCACGAGTAATGAAACAAGGTGATACATTTCGTATGAATGTAGCCGATACAAAACCTTATAATGCGGATTTTGATGGTGATGAAATGAATTTACATATGCCCCAAGACTGTGAATCTGAATCGGAATTAAAAATGTTGGCGGCTGTCTCTCAACAAATTATCAGTCCTGCAAATAATGCTCCCATTATTGGAATTTATCAAGATTCTATGGTGGGTAGTTATTTATTTACAAGAAGTGATGTAGTATTCGATAAACTTGTTGCAATGAATTTGTTAATGGGTTGTTCTTCAGTAAATGTTCAACAAATATATGATATACCAAAATTTGTTTCGAATTTTGAAATTTTGACACAAATATTACCACAATTTACAACAAATATAAAAAACAAACAATATAAGGATTCTGAAAATAGTCGTGACAGTAATAACATCATCCAAATAAACAATGGAACATATGTAAGAGGACAATTAGACAAGGGTGCACTCGGGTCATCTACAAAGGGATTAATCCATCGTGTGTGTAACGATTTTGGTAATAATCAATGCGCTTCATTTATCGATAATCTTCAATCTATTATTACCGACTATATGTGTTTATCTGGATTTAGTGTAGGTATTAGTGATTTATATTCCAATACACAAACAAAGGAAAAAATTGTAACAAAAATAGCAGAGAAAAAACGCGAAGTTACTGATATTATTCATCAAACACAGTTGGGGGTATTTGAAAATACAAGTGGGAAACCGAATAATGAAGAATTTGAAACCAAGGTAAATAATATATTGAACAAAGCCTCATCCGAAGCCGGTAATATAGGATTGGAAAATTTAAATAAATCAAATAGATTTGTTATTATGGTAAATGCAGGTTCAAAGGGTAGTGAATTAAATATTGCACAAATGATTTGTTGTTTGGGTCAACAAAATGTTGATGGTAAAAGAATTCCATATGGATTTGAACACAGAACATTACCACATTATACAAAATATGATGATTCACCCAATGCACGAGGATTTGTCGAATCTTCTTATATATCAGGTCTATCTCCTCAAGAATTATTCTTTCACGCTATGGGTGGGCGTGTGGGATTGATTGATACGGCTGTAAAAACATCCACCACTGGATATATTCAAAGAAGACTTATCAAATCACTGGAAGATTTAATGGTTAGATATGACGGAACTGTTAGAACCAGTAAAGATTTTATCGTGCAATTTTCGTATGGAGATGATGGAATAGATACAATTAAAGTTGAAAATCAGGAATTGCGATTAATGGATATGAGTATTCAGGATATTTACAATCATTATAATTTCCCCGAAGTGGATATTCATAGTTTACTGAAAGATATTATCACACCCGAAGCACTGAAACGATTCAATACCCAAAAAGAGGATACGATAAACTATCATAAACAATATACAAGTAATATGGTTGAATGGAGAAATTTGGCAGCATATCATATTTTTAAAAATAAAAACGAAAGCATTGTACGAGTCCCGGTCAGTTTTGTACATATAATCAAAAATACAGTAGGACAACAAAATTTAAATTCCAAATCTATTATTGATATTACTCCTTTAGAGGCATATCAACTCATAGAACATTACTTTAATATTCTTGAAAAAATGTATTATTTTAAACCAACCTTGTTATTCAAGATATTATATTTCTATTATTTATCTCCCAAAGATTTATTGTTTAATAAACGATTCGATCGCGTATCTCTTATCGTACTTTTAGAAAAAATTCAATATCATTATAAAAAATCGTTGGTTTCTCCTGGAGAAATGGTAGGAATGATTGCAGCTCAATCTATCGGTGAACCTACAACACAATTAACCTTGAATACCTTTCATTTTGCAGGAGTGTCCTCGAAATCAAACGTAACACGTGGTGTTCAACGTATCGAAGAATTATTATCTGTTACATCTAACCCTAAAAACCCTTCATTGACTATTTACCTAAACAAAGATATAGAACAAGATGAAGAAAAGGTCGTGGAAGTAAAAACTATGTTGGAATATACTATTTTAAAAGATGTAGTTGAGAAGGTTGAAATATGTTTCGACCCCAATGATAATAATACACTTATTGAAGAAGATCGTGAAATGCTTGAAAAATATCATTTGTTTGAAAATATGATGGATGATTGCTTTAGTGAAAAAATCCAAACAACCAAGAAAACGGATAAATCGAAATGGATCATTCGTTTAAAAATGAATGAATTGGAAATGGTCGATAGAAATATCACTATGGATGATATTGATTTTACTTTAAAATGTATTTATGACACCAACATATCGTGTATATATAGTGATTACAATTCTGATAATCTTATTTTTAGAATCCGATTACAGAATATTGCCACATCTAAGAAAAATACTACAAATAAAAGTCAACCACTTGACCAGACGGATCATATTTATATTATTAAAAATTTCCAGGAAAATATGTTGGAAAATACTGTACTAAGAGGTGTAAAAAATATTCAACGCGTTATGATGCGTAAATTAAAAGATAATATGGATGAAATTGGTGGATCGTATAAAAAGAATGATATTTGGGTGTTGGATACAGTCGGTACAAATTTGTTGGATGTATTGGGAAAAGATTATATTGATGCATCAAGAACATTTAGTAATGATATTGTTGAAATACATAATATTTTAGGAATGGAGGCAACGCGGCAAATTATTTACAATGAAATGTCAGAAGTATTGGAATTTGATGGTTCATATATTAATTATCATCATATGTCTCTTCTTGTAGACAGAATGACATTCTCACATAAAATTGTTAGTGTATTTCGCCACGGTATTAATAATGATGATATTGGTCCAATCGCCAAAGCTTCATTTGAAGAAACTCCTGAAATGTTTTTGAAAGCAGCTAGACACGGAGAATTAGACCTTATGAAAGGTGTTTCTGCAAATGTGATGGTAGGTCAAGAGGGATATTATGGAACGAGTGCATTTCAAGTATTCTTAGATATGTCTGAAATGAATAAATTCCGCACTCAACAAACCGAAATACCTTTATCTTCTACTGCAAATGAACAAATTAATCAATTGATAGAAGAAACTATGAGTTCTACAAATCCTTGTTCTACCGAAAATCTAACAATTCATAATAATAGTTTCCTTATCAAATCAAACCCACACCAAGACTTTAATTCGTCTTACTCTATATTTTAATTTATATAATATAATAAATGAAGACTCTTATAATTCAAACTTCTGAATCACGAACAGCAAGTACATTATTAGTTAATGCTATATATGGTTTAATCCCAGAGTTAAATAATAAAGGAGTATTATGGGTTAGTGATATAACAAATAATAATTGGGATTCTTATTTTCAATATGAAAATATTATGGCTATTAAAACACATAATACCAATATAGACGAAATAACTAAATTATGGGGTGATAAATATAACTTATTTTTTATTTGTTCGGAAAGATATGAATATAATAAATTGATAGATCCTAAGTATAAATTATGGGACAATGTAATTGTATTTGAATATAATGAATTAAATGAAACGGTTGACAATACTCTCGATTCTATAGTGGATAATATATATAATAAAATCTTTGATAAAATACCACACTTAACTATGGATAAAATGACGTGTAAATATCGTATTGATGGAATGAATCTTTGTTATGAAGAAATAAAATCTAAATCATTTGATTATGTCGTTGAATTTTACCACATCCATGGTTCACATCGCAATCGTATAAATGGTTAAGAATATATATTATTAACCCGTTTATCCTTATTTTTTAATTGATGTTATTTTTGAATAAATAACATCAAACAATAACATATCACAATACAATACAATACAATTATAGTTGACCAAATTGCTGCATCTGCTTTTGCAACTGTGACAGCGTCTGCATTACACCCTGTCCCTGGCCCTGTCCCTGTCCCTGACCTTGCCCACGGCCTTGTCCCTGACCCTGACCCTGACCCTGGCCCTGACCTGCACTGGCTGCTGCACGAGCAGCTTGGGTTGCGGCAACTCCGGCAGAAACTGCAGCCATTGCAGATTGTTTAGCAGCAGCACGGGCACTTGCTGCCTGACCCTTGCCTTGAGCAAGACGAGAAGCAGCCGATGCGGCTTGCATTGCTTTACTCGCAGCCTTGCGGGCCTTCTGAGCAGCCTTCTTGACAGAAGACGACACACGTCGGCTACCCTTGGATCTTGTTCCAGAACGTCTTTTCATAGTTCGTCTTGAAGATGGCATACTATTTATATAAAGTAAGTATAGAAAAAAAATTACCAAAAATGATTATAATTAGAATACATTTTATCACTTGGTTCGATATTATATAAACTTTTAAATATCTTAGAACGAGATAATACGCAATTTACTCTATATTTTTCAAGTGGGTGAGGATTTATTAAAGAATTTAGATATATTGATTTTTTTACAATTACTTGTCTTGATTGAATCGCATAATTAATATAGAGACTATAAAATGACAATAACTTAATCATAGATACGTCTCTATGCATTACTTGTTGGTTTATCAAATAATTTTCAATTAAACGAAATCCGTTAATATCAGCTAAATCTTCCCCTACACTTAATGTTGGATCTATATCTAAACCATCCCTTTTTGCAAATAGTTTATATTGAGATATAATACCTTGTATTTTTTTATTAAATATACGTCTATCTTCAGGTTTCCACCAATTTCTTAAATTTCCCTTATAATCATATCGACTTCCTGTACTATCCAATGAATGACTTATTTCGTGAGATAATGTAAACCCAATATAAGCTAAATTATATTCAATACCTCTATTTGTTAAATCCACAAAAGGTGCTTTCAATATTGCGTGAGGGATAAATATAGAATTTTGATTTGCAGTATAGAACGCATTGACAATATAAGACTGTTGTCCAGTTAATGTATAGTCATCCCAATTAACACTGGACACATACGCTACAGGTTTCCCATTTAAATATGCAAACATTCTGGCACGATATTTGCTCGTTTCCACTATATTTTTCCAAAAATTTGTATCAGAATATGTTACTTCAGGATCTTTTACAATGATGGGTGTATTGCCAACAATAAGGTTAATTGTATTTAATTTTTTTAACGCTTCTCTTTTGGCACTTTTACTTAACCAATTATTATGTTGAATAATATCCTTAAAGATGGTTTGAATATCTGAAAACATATTTTTAACATAACCGATTTCTTCAGTTCTGGGGAATGCTACATTTGTCAATTGTGTAATTAAATTATCATATGAAAAAGATAATCCACATATAAGTCTGTCCATTGTCAATGATTCAGTGACATTTCTTAAGTATTTTTTATTAAAATTAAACCATATATTGCTATATTTTGACATTTGAATTACACTATTAAAATGTACATAATACCAAAAGGTGATCCATTTTTTTGTTTTCCAATTATCGTTCATAATATTCATTATATTTTTGACATAATACTTGTTGTATGTTCTGTAAAATGATGGTATATTTTTATCTGTATAGTAAATATTTTTACAAAAACGATTAAAATCGAAATTATTTTCCGATAATGATTTCGTGGTTGCTATTTTTTCTGCATAATAACCATCCGTATCGGGCATTTTTAAAAAGTATGTTGTTGCGATTGTACGTTCTACGTCAATAACATCGTCCGGATCAAATGAATGTTTTGCACCCAGACAAATTGTAAATATTTTATTAATATATTTTCTATATTCACGAATCATATTTTTTTTACTACGCTTTAATTTGGCATCATCTGTGTCATATTCATAATAAAAACTATATGAAGGTAGTGATAAATTTGGTAGTGTAATACACATATTGTATTTACTCGCATCATCCAAATCAGCCATCAAAAAAGAGTATATTGGACATCTATTATTTATAAATTCGTTGGAATTCATTGAACCCAATAATCCATACAAATCATCATTTTCGATATATTTCTGTATATTTTTTGAACATTCTAATACATTTACAGAAGGTTCAATAAATCTACAATTTATACACGAATAAATAAAATTCAGTAAATTACTCACATATTTATTTTTATTTGCCTTTATATATTTGTCCAATACCGTGAGAATAGTAGCATTGGTTTGAGTTTGAAATACCCTAAACGTGTCTACTTTAATAAAAGGAAGTTTAACCTTGTTAATTATCCTTTCTTGTGACTTGATCCATTTATCATTTACATACGTATAGTAATCATTTTTCGCAAGCCCTTCCATCTCCTTATTTTTTTTAATATCTCTCAATATGGTTTCTAGTGTAGCGTGTTCTATGTCATTATAATGTTTGCGCTGTTCAGATATAGTAGAAGCTGCAAATTTATTTGTTATTACGTGGGTACAAGAACTCACCTCATTTATAATATTTTGATACAATTTATCCAAATCATTCTCCTTTGTCTTTAAAAAATTTTCTGACATTATTTATTAATATAATAAAAGAATTTTTTAATTATTATGGTGTTAATTTGACTAGTTTTTAATTTACCATAATCCCATAACAATCTTCTTTTTTCAGTATTCGTTATGAAATGATACAATTCTTCAATTAAATATAAGTAATTTTTGTAGGGTAATTGGATTTCATCGTCAGGATCACTTATAATGGATATTTCCGAATAATAATTTTCAGATTCATCTGAAATTTCAATATCTTGATATACACCTTCTCCTCTTGTATTTTCTTCTCTACAAATAAAAAAACTGAATATTTTATTATATAGAAGTGACCATACGGAAAAAATATAATAAAATGTGTTCATATTTTCAAAATTGGGATTTTCAATATTAGAAAATGTAATTAAATTTGTATTATAACCTAAAATTTCACTAGGATTTGTTACGTGTTTTAAACAATAATTAATGGGATAATTAAATAATGCACCCCCATCTAATAAACATTTTCCATATTCTATATGAGGTTTAGTGAGAATCGGAATAGAAGATGTAACATACATCACATTTCTTAATAGCATATCAGGAAATGTTTTGTAAGAAATGTCAATATATTGAAACTTGTATATATCAAATGAGAAAAAATGACATTCTACTTTTGTGTATTCGAAAAATTCCCTTAATGTAATATCTAGAGATAAATCCAATAGTTTTAGTAAAGGTTCTAACATATGAAGTGTAATATTTTCATCATACACTCCATTTTTAGTGTATATATCATAAATATTAATTGTAGGAATGTTAAAAAGATAATTCCAAGGTCTATCTAATAGATAGTTTTTCAAAACTTCCCAATTAAAAATATCATTTGTATCATTATGCAATCTATATCCTTTTAAAAGGGCTATAGAAATTGCGGTAAATGAACCCGATGAAACACACCATATGGTTTCAACATCACATAAATTAATTATTTGTTGTTCTTCCAAAAATTGAAGAGAACCTAAAATACATATAAATACGTGGTATCCACCTGATAATACAAAATGTTTAAATGTCATTGAATCTTATATTACTATATAATTCATATTTTTATACGAATTATATAGTATTTTTTTTCGATTAGAAAATATAATGACATCTATATTTTCTTTATCTAAAATACAAGGTGAAAATACTAAGATAAATATTAACGATCTTTATGAAAAAAAGAGAGAACGAGAATTGAATGAATTGAAACTTTACAAAAAAATATTGAATAAAATTCATAATAAAATTCGTGAAATTAGTAGAAAATATACAGACCAACAGTTTTGTTGGTTTCCAATACCTGAAACTATTTTAGGATATACAAATTATGACAGTGGAAACTGTATTGCCTATGTAATGGGAGAACTCACAAATAACGGGTTTCAGGTTCAATATTTTCATCCTCATCTTCTTTTTATCGTTTGGGCGTTTTTTGTTCCACAATATATTCGCGACGATTTTAAAAAGAAAACAGGTATTCAGGTCGACGAACAAGGAAATGTAATAAATAAACATAATACTACAGAATCACAGTCATCTAGTCATTACAGTAACAATGACATTTGGAGTTTAAAGCGTTGATTTAACGAAATCGACCAAGTTTTCATATGTAGGCCTTTTTTCCAATTCGGAAACTTTTCCGCTATATATTAATTTAACAGTAGGAAATCCTGTAATATTATTACGATTCATAATATCTTCTGTCTCTGGATCTGGTTCTGAACAGTCAACTTCCTTTACAAGTAACGTATATCCATTTATTTTTTGATTCGAATAATCATTTTTGAACTGGTCCCAACCGGATTTTATAGATTTACAAGCAGGGCACCATTTAGCATAAAATAATGTAATTTCAGCTCCATCCGAACCATCTGCTATTGTTACTGTTTGACTAGTAGTATCAATCTTTTTATTTTTATTGAAATATCCTAAAACAATGAAATAATAAATTACTATCGGTATAGTAAATAAAAGTATAAAACCAATAATTAATCGTATCGACATCATATAATATATAATATATATTATTATATATTATTATACGAAATAATATATATTGTTATAATATCAATAATAGTATGGGGAATTATTTGAATTCCAAACCTAAAATGGATAAAAAGGATCAAGTAACAGATGACTGTAATGTAACTATATTTGTTGCACATTCAGAAGATTCTGAAGGTTCTCAAGAAAACCAACAATCTGTTCAACAAGGTGAACCACAGGGTGAACCACAAGGTGAACCACAAGGTGAACCACAGGGTGAACCACAAGGTGAACCACAAGGTGAACCACAGGGTGAACCACAGGGTGAACCACAGGGTGAACCACAGGGTGAACCACAGGGTGAACCACAGGGTGAACCACAGGGTGAAGAAGTTTCAAATGATAAAAATGGATCTAAACCACCATCAAGAACAGAAAATGGTGATATTAAAGGAGGAATGTCTGAAAATACGAATAATAAAAAGGGTAAAAGAAGAAAGAGGCGGTAAGTATAAATAATAGTTTATCAATATATATAATATGGAAATATCACCATATAATCGCGTATGTAAAAATATAGACAAGGTCCAATATTTTATTCTTTCATCTATTAGTAAATATGTAAATTCACCCATTTATTTTTATGGAAGCTGTATTAGGGACGATTTTGTCAAAAGGGCGAGTGATGTCGATTCAATTATTTTTACCGAGAATGTTGATAAAACAAAGGCGTTAATTGAAGAAAAGTTGAAAACAATGACAGATGGAGTAAATTCATACAAGGTAATAAAATTATTAATGGATACATATGGGAATGGTAAAGATATTACAAGTGAGTATTTATTTCGAATCCATTTAACTCCACATTATAATATCGATTTGATAGTATGTGATATAAAATATAAAAATCGTCGATTGATGCACGATTATTATGTCAGTTCAAAAATAAATAATAATATTCTTTTTGTAATATTACTTTATATCACAAAAGTAATATATTATTATGGATTTGTTGATTATAATACATATATGTATATAAAACGATTAACCACGAATCAATATAGTAAAACAAAAACTGTAATGGAAATAAAACCATCTATCAAAATATAAAATATCAAAATAAAATGAAATAGAATAAAAGAATTATGGTGGTAATATATAATTAAATGTCGTGTATTACTATTCGTTGCTATACCTGTGGAAATATCCTTGCGGATAAATATGAATATTATCTTGAGGAAGTGCGACAGAGAAAGATGGAAGTTAGTCCTGAATTAAAAAAGAAGTCAAAACAATTTCGTTCTGACAATGTAGTTTATCTTACAAATGAAGTTAGTGATATTGAAACACCTGAAAAAATGGTATTGGATGAATTAGGGTTAATGAAAATATGTTGTCGCCGTCATATGTTGACGCACGTATAAATCATTGAATGGAAAACCTTATTTCTCATATTATATTATATTATAATGTCGCGCAAAAATACAGTGAAAAAATTATACAATAGTTATTTGAATAAGATAAATAAACGCATCGAATTGAATAAAAAATGTAATAATAAATATACAAGTAACCCGGATAATGTTTTTTTACTTGGAAATAATTGTTATGATATAAATAAAAGTAGGAATAAAAAATCACATAAATTGAAAAAAACAAAACGTGTAACTAGAAAGAATAAAAGAAAATTCCATCATCGAGGTGGTAATTTTATGGGAAATCTTATAAATGGATATAATGATCTCACCCATAATATACAAGAAATTCCTCCTGCAAAAGGAGTTCTACCGTGGCAAGATAATTTCTCAGGTTCACCTATGAAAGTATAACATTTTTTTTGTATTGTTATATATTATAAATGGATATAGTACGTTTGTTTCGCAACCCTGTGAAAAATCTATGTGGACCCTCTTTATTTTACTTGGTAGTAAGTGTATTAGCTATAATTTTGATTACTGTTCAAAATATGAGTCATAATAATTGCAAACATATGATTATTGCAAATAGTGCAATACGAACACCATCCAACATTTTACTCCTTACCATACACGTTATTGGAATAATGTTATGGTGTTGGATATTAAATTTGATGTGCAGAGCAAATCATTCTGGTATTGCTTGGTTGTTTGTTTTGTTTCCTTATATAATCATCCTACTCTGTTTTTTCCTTATCTTGTTGAACAGATAAATTTATCTGATATATTTCCTTTGAATATTATTTGATGTTATTTATTCAAAAATAACATCAAATACAAAATAATGATACTATATATATAGTAATCGTAATATGACAAGTTATACAAAAAATGGATGGTTATATATTTCTGTATCAGGCTCTCCACAAGAAAGAGGGTATTCGTATGGAAAGGCTATAGTAGAAGAAATGGCAAAAATACAAATTATGGTACGATTTCATATTTTTGAAAGTTTAGGAGTGGAATGGGAATATTTTATTACTGTAGCAAAGCGGTTATTTACCCCTTATATTTATAGACACTATAAAGAAATATACGATGAAATATTCTATATTGTAAAAGGAATAAATGATTTTGGCGGATCGATTACAATCGATGAAATGGTGGCTTGGAATAATTATTTCACGGTCACAATTGACTGGTTTAATTCCGAGTATAAAAATATATATAATAAAAAATATAATATACACCTCACACCAAGATCTGTAGTATATAAAGGAAAAAGTAATGAGCGATGTTCTGCGTTTATATGTAATGGAGATTACACATTAGATGGTAAAATTGTATGTGGACATAATAATTTTTCTGATTTTGTAGAAGGACAATATGGAAAACAAGTATTGGATATTAATCCTACAAATGGCAATCGTATGTTAATACAAGGATTTGTTGGTTGGATATGGAGTGGTACAGACTTTTTTGTAACAAGTGCTGGGATTATAGGGACAGAAACGACTATAGGTGGGTTTCAGAATTATGCATTTGAATCACCCATCTCGTGTAGAATACGTACCGCAATGCAATATGGAAATTCATTTGATGATTATGTAAAAATACTTACAACTCATAATTCAGGAGATTATGCAAATTCTTGGTTGTTTGGTGATATTAATACAAATGAAATAATGAGGGTAGAATTGGGAAGAAGTTATGTAAATGTAGAAAAAAAACATAATGGATATTTTATAGGATTTAATGCAACATATGATCCAAGGATACGTAATTTGGAATGTTCTGATACGGGTTTTAATGATATACGTAGACATCAAGGTGCACGAAAAGTACGATTGACACAATTAATGGAAAAATACAAGGGTAAAATTGATTTGGAAATAGGCAAGATTATTATGTCGGATCACTATGATGTATATACAAAAAAGACAAATCCTTGTTCTAGGACTGTTTGTTCGCATTATGAGTTGGATGCACGTGAGTATATGTCTGATCCAACACGACCATTACCATATCAATTACGCGGAGCTTGTGATGGAAATTTAATTACCACCGATATGGCAAAAAATATGTCTTTTTGTTTAAAATATGGTTGTTCTTGTAAAATACCCTTTTCAAATGAGAAATTTTTTAAAGAACATATTGAATGGATACAATACAAAGATTATGTTTTCAGTCGTCCTTACGAGCCGTGGACCATTTTTAAGATTTACCAACCAACTAATAACCACGACCGTACAAAAAAACGCATAAAAATTAATCATAATTATACTCTTCGCAACAATGATGTAAAATAAATATATACATAAATAAATGGATAATATTGAAAAATCAATTGACGATGGACCAAGTTGGATGAATATGTCTCACTCTGAAATGAACAATATTAGTTGGAATGTTATTCATAAAATGTTTGAGGATAATCCATATTTATTAGTAAATCATCAATTAATGCCATATAATGACTTTTTTAAAAGAGGAATTTTTAAGATATTCAAAGATAATAACCCTATTCGTTTTAAAGAACGAATTGTAGAAACAGAAACGGAAACAGGAGTTCAAAAAGATGATGAAAAGTCAAGAGAAATTT